TTCTTGTGCCTCTGCCGTAGTGAGCTGTGTAGGGAATAAATCTGTTTGCGGTCTACCGGCTAACTCTGCTTTCGCTGCTCCCAATGCTTGTGCTTCATCAGCAAGCTGTCTTTGTTGGAGTACTTGGGGAGCAGGTCGGTCGGCTAAAATCGGTCGCGCTTCTCGATTAGCAAGTGCCGCAGCCTGTTCTATCTCTGCTTCTATTCTAGCTTTTTCGGCGTCTACTTCATCTATTATATAGTTATCTTGGACTTCTTTTAACGGTACAGTGTTGCCTGCAGCGTCTGTAACGAAATCTCTTGATTCATACCCTAACAGGTTGCGGTTAGCTTCCTCAGTCCTAGCTATTTGTGACTTTATGGCTTGTTTTTTAAATATAGCGGATGCTTCGGTACTAGCAGCTTCTACAACGGCATCAGATATACCGGGAACTGCTCCAGCAGGGTAGTCGGGGATTGCGGCTATTCGCGCTTCTTCAGCAGCAATGGCCTCTTGTTGTAATTGGTTAGCACGTACAACCGCATCGAAGTCTAGACCTAATCCCTCTGCTTCTGACCGTGTTACGTCTGCTTCGCTACCATCCTCAAATACTATTTTTGTGCGGGGGTTATAAGGTAACGCAAGTGTTTCCTGCACAGACTCTTCAGTCACTTCTTCTGGATCAACGTCGCCCCTACCTTTTGACTTAGGTAGTGCTAGATCAAGTAGCCCTTGAACCAAGCCGCCAACACCTGCCCCATAACCAAACGCTTCGCCAGTATCAGTAAACGCGCCTTGTTCAGGGTCGTAGACCCCCCTTTGGATTAGGTTTTGAGCGACACCCGCCGCCGCTTCCTGTGCACCTTCTGCACCACCGGCTATGGCTGCACGTTTGACGCGACCCAGTATCTGTTTAACGACACTATCATCAACGCCATTACGGAGTGCACCTAGGACTTTAATCGGGATTAATTCCGACAGACCAACTACGGCACCTAATGCGGTAGCAAGCCCTCGTTCATCTTCGGTAGCGCCAGCGGCACGGGCACGTTCACTAGCTTCCCCAGCACCAGCACCTATAGCTAAAGCACCCGCAGCGGGTAACCCTACACCGGGAACCAAAGCGGTGGCACCTAAGCCTACAAAAGAACCAAATGCTTCACCGAACTTACCGCCTACGGTGTCTTCAGAACCTACATCGGGGGAGAAATAACTTTGAGCGGAACGACCGACATCTTGGATAGCTTCTCTGGCTTTCAGTTCAGCTTCTTCGTCGAGTACAGCAGCGCCACCAAGAGCGGCAGATTCAAGTAACCCTAAAGCCCCGCGAGGAATACCCTTACCAAACTCTTCGATTTGATCTAGGAAATCAGGTTCTTCAGGGGTGGGTTTCAGTGCAGCAATAGATTCTCGCTGCCTTCGTCTAGCAATATCAAGTCGGCTTTCACCTGCGTCTTCGGCTGGTTGGGTCGCTTGTAATTCTCTTATGGCATTGGCTAATACTAAAGCATCTTCAATGTTTCCTGCACGATCAGCTTTTACTAAAGTTAACTCCTGAATAGTAGCCATAGCGGTTTTCTACTTATATTTTTGTAGTAGTGTTTCAACTTCGTCTGCACCAGCACCAGCACCAGTCATACTTGCTCTTCTACTGGAATACTCTGAAAGTAACTCTTGCAGAGGTGCCATAACCGCGTCTTGCTCTAATTCTATCTGCTTTCGGAGTTTATCCAACGCGACCCTAGCTTCTTCCGCATCCTCTGCATCGGCACTGATCGCTGCACTTTCTAAACCTTGTATTCTGAGAGTATAGCTTTCAGCTATTTTAGCCGCCGCCGCTGCCATTTTTATTGTTATATTAGCTTCTAACCGATCTAAAGCGTCTAACGAACGACCTTCTCTAGTTAGCCGGTTACCTTCTTCACGTAGTCTATTGGCTTCTTGCGCTGTCTCGTTCGAGGCTAGGGCTATCCTTTCTCTAGAAGATATATCAGCGTTCTTCAAAGCTGTATTAAGAGCTTGTAACTGTCGATCCGAATCTATCTTCATTTCTGTAGAAGCTAGTCCTTGCATAGCAGACAACCCTGCACGTATGTCAGCTCTAGCTTCAGAAGATAAACTTCGTCCGTACTCAAGCGCACCTTTACCAATTTCTTGAGTTCGCTGCATCTCTTTTTCAAACTCTGCGCTGTACTTATCAAACGCCTCTTTATTCTTTTCTTTAGCAGCTCTTTCTATGTTGTTTGCTGTTTTGACCATACCAGCGCCAATGCTGCCTAGGCTACCTCTGTTAGCAGCGGAAGCAAACATAGAAGCAATGGTTGATATCTTACTAGGTCTTTCTGGTTCAAACGCTTCTTTACGACGCCGTTCCATTATTTGTTTTCTTTCGGCTTGCATCTCTTCGGGCAATGCCATAGCTTTCTTATACGCCTCTATACCTTCTTTGTTAGTCGTAGCAGGATCTCTATCAATAAGTTCCCCTAACCCTTTTTTTAATTCAGCCGTTGCCGAATCCGGTCCAGCAATGGGATCAAACGTAGGCATGGCTATAGGAGCAGATTTTTCAAACGCTGGTTCTTTCTTAGCCACAGGATCAAGGGTTTTAGCTTGTGGTGTAGAAGCGATCCCTTGATCCTGCCTTGCAATGAACGGGGATAGTTCTTTTTTAGGTTCTGGTAGTTTAGCGCCAGTGTAGGGAGCCAGAGGCTCATCAACAACAACGTCTTCTGTGACTTCTTCTGTAAAGTCCATAAAGGCAGGATCAATGGTTTGGTCTGGGCGTTTTAACACACCTGCTCCACCCATAGCTCCCGCTGCTCGTATTTCAGCTAACTTACCTGCTAACTCTGGAAACTCCTCGCTATAACTTTTTATCGCTTTTAGTTCTCCTGAAGATAAGGATTCTCCTTTACGGATTTTCTCTACCATATTTTCAAAAGCACGGCGTCTCATACCACTAAGCGGGTTAAACTTCGTACGGTCATACAAGTTAGGAGTACCCATCAACCCACTACCTGCAGTGCCCCCTCCTATAGGCCCATTGCTGCCGTTAGCAAAAGCGACAATGCCACCGCTTTCAAAGTACCGTGGATGTATATTCGGTGCAGCTTGGGTCATCAAACCGCCCATTGCAGCACGTACCGGAGGCTGTTGGGGTCTTGGCTGAGGAGCTTGCATAGGTCGTTGAGGAGCTTGCCCCGCACGCTGCATATTTTTTTGTTGCATGCGTTGTTTTTGTGCTAGAGCACCGCCAACTTGTTGAACTTTACCTTGCATGGCAGGTAACCCCATAGCCTGTTGAGGCTGCCCCATCTGCATGACTTCTTGTTCTACTTGCTGCATTATTGTTGCAGGATTGACTTGAGCTTGCATATTAGCTTGCATAGCTCGTTGTTTTTCTTGGTCAGCAATCTGTTGCAACGCAATCATCTTGATGGTATCTGGCCCCATCGTTTTTATTTCTTGCTGTAGGCGAGGGCCACCTTTCATCATTTCGTTGGCGACGTTTCTACCTAACCCTACGGGTTCAATTGGTTGGTATGCCATTAGGTTGACCCTCCACTACTACCACTACTACCACTACCGCCACCACCAAGCATTTCAAACAGCTTCATAACGCCACCTGCACCACCCAAGATGTTAGATAACGTACTGGGTTGTGAGTATGTAGTTGATTGGGCCGCAATGGGTAGACCTTGCAACAATGACTGTTGGTACTGCACTTGCTTGTACGGGAAGTCGCGCTCTTCTTCAAACTGAGCGATATCCGCAGCGATACCTTCGGCTTCAATAGCACGTTCTTGTGCACCAAGATTAGCTTGTGAGGCCAGTGCTTCTAAACCGTACCGATTAGCGGCATCCTGTGCTGTTTGTTGTCGTTGTTGCTCTACGTTAAATTGGTTCATGGCTTGGGTATAGGCGTCTTGGTAGCCCTGACCAGTAATAGCCGCTAGATTTTGTCCAAGATTACGGTTTAATTCAGACTCCATAATAGCTTGTCGAGACCCACCATAAGCACCTGCTTGGGTTAACCTACCTGCATCAGCTAGTCTTGATATCTGTGCTTGTCGTCGCGCCTCTTCAATTTGCGGATCTAACGCGGCCTGAATGTAGGGGTTCATGTAGTTTTGAGCAGCTTGGGCAGTGAACTGTTGTGGTTGAAACGTACCCATTTGTTGTGTAGGTACAGCTAGACTACCAACTCCCTGAAACGCAGCTTGTTGGGCGGTAGATTGCCCTGCCGAAAGTGGTCCTGTATAGGCTTGATAGTCTTGGTTGGCGAGGGCTTGCCCCTTACCCAACATACCCGTGACGTAATCACCTGCCCAACTAGATAAGGAGGATTCAGTACCTGTTGGCTGTCCTACATTAGGATCAACAGTAGAATCAACGACAGACCCTGTTTGGTATCTTTTAACGTAATTCATGGCTTTACCCGTTCGGTATAAATTGTTTAGGGTTAATTTCTTTACCCTGTTGTTTGTTGCCAGTGCGAGCTTGACGGACTTTATCCATCATCCCATGTAACGTTTCCGCACCTGCATTGGAATTACCATTACCTAAATGACTTACCACATCCGCAGGAATAACAAACTCCCCGTCACTTAATCTAGCTTCTTGGGCACCATCGATACGTGCAGGGACTTTATCGGCCATGCCATCGGTACTACCACCTAAATAGTATCCCGGATTACTGTACCGTCCACCCGCAGAGTAACCATTGTACGGTCTGTTGTACGCAGAGGCAGCGCCGCCGCCAGCCAATGCAGCAATACCTCCACCCATCCTGTATTGGGGAGAAAAGTTAGCCAGTCCCCCTTGTTGCGGAGGTGGCATCATAGCGCCTACCTGTGAAGGAGCAGCCCCCATAACGGGCATTGGCATTTGAGGTTGTGGTTGTGGAGGAGCACCGTATTGCCTAGCTTGATTAGCCATATTAGCGGCATTCTGCGCTTTTAAATTCATGGCTTGTTGGACAGCGCGTTGCCTAGCGGCTGATTCTTGCCCTCCCTCTACAAATTCAGTATCTGAGAAGAAACGCTGTCCACCGCTTCCGGGTCGCCTACTAGGGTCATAGGTATCCTGCACCCGTTCTCTTACAGCGGTATATTCGGGAATGGTACCCTGATACCCAACAGGCTCAACCTGTGCGTCAGTAATTCCTAAAGCGTTAAGAGCGGTACCACCTAAAAGACTGGCAAGTCCGGCATACCCTGCATTCTCTTCTTTACTAAAAAAGTCTGATACGCCTGACACGTAGTCAAGAAAACCCCTGATCATACTAGTCTCCGAAACTCATTATTTGTGAGATTTCACTTACGAAATCATAATCTACTTTACCACCTTTCGCCATACCCGGAAGACCCCGTAAATTTAACGGGCCTTGCATAGCACTGGCTACTGTTTGTGGCCGTCGTTGTCTTGATGCAGCCATTGGTGCACCGTAAGGACTTGCAGAGCCATAGAATCCTGCCTGTTGTTGGGTAGCAAAAGGGCTTTGGAAATCATATACATAGTCTATCTGCGCTAGAGGTGACTGTCCTACGGTAACTTTTTGCCCATCAAGATCTTCTGCACTGGTTACTAAATCAAAGAAATCCCGGAATGCACTTTGGCGGTTGGCTTCTTGAACCTGCCTTTGCGTCTCAGTGGCAGTGTCGGTTACCATATCTCTGGTTGTTTGCGCTTCAGTCTCTATTTGTTTTTGCAGACCTATCTCAATTTCACCCATGCGGGTGTTTAAGTTAGATTCTGTTGTACCAATTTGAGTGAGCAGATCTTGTTTAGCTATTCCTAATTGACCAGATACTTCTTCGATAGCCGCAGACAAAGCAATATCTCGGTCAACACCAAGAGCTTCATACTCCGCCATTTTGGCGAATACATCTGTTTCAAACGCGGCTACTTGTTCTTTGGTTGCTAACTTAGATAGGTCAGCTTCAAGGTCAATTTCAAATTGAGTAATTTGGGCTGTAATAGCTTCTTTAGTTGTACCTAAATCAGTAGCTACGTCGGCTATGGCTTTGGAGAGAGCGTCATCTCTAGATATGCCCGCATCTTCGTACTCTTTTATTTTAGTGAGTAACGTAGTTTCTAACTCGTTTACCTGTTTTCTGGTAGCAAGCGTGGCGAGTTCCGCAGACAGCTCTGTTTCAAATTGACCAAGTTGTTTGGTGATAGCTTCTTGGGTTGTACCTAAATTAGTAGCAACGTCATCGATGGCTTTTTGTAACGCTTGGTCTCGGGTTAGCCCTGCATCTTCGTACTCTTTTATTTTGTCAAGTAGCGTAGTTTCTAATTCGTTTACCTGTGTCTTGGTAGCAAGCGTATCAAGCTCTGCAGTTAAACTTGATTCAAACTCCGTAAGTTGCTTTGTAATAACTTCTTGCGTTGTACCCAGAGCACCAGCAACGTCATCGATGGCTTTTTGTAACGCTTGGTCTCGGGTTAGCCCTGCATCTTCGTACTCTTTTATCTTGTCGAGTATGTCTTGCTCGGTTTGAGCTACTTGTTCCTTCGTTGCAAGGTTTGCCAACTCTGCATTTATACTTAACTCAAATTGAGCTAAGGCTGTTTTAACCCCCTCTTGCGTAGTTCCTAACTCAGTAGCAAGCTCTCCAAGAGCGATATCTATAGCATCAAATCTAGTATTGCCTGCGGCTTCTAACTCACCAATACGAACCCTAAGCCGCCCTTCAGCGTCTAGTACGTCTTGCTGGGTCGCTAGACCTTCAATTTCACCGGCAACTATTGTCTTTACTTCTTCTCTAGTAGCCAAATTAGTCATCTGGTCTTTTATGGCAGCGACATCAGCTGCGGTTTTGCCTAACTGGGAAGCAACCCCATTAATTACACCGTCCATAGCGGCTACTTGGTCTGCGGTAGCAAACTTGGTAAGTTCTAAATATAGACCGGATGGACCACCTTCTTGCCCTGCAGGTACGCCTATAGCTCTTGCTAAAGCATCGTCTCGGCTAATACCGTTAGCTTCTAGCTGGTTTATTAACTTTATAAGATTATCTTGTAGCGTTCCGACTTCACGGTTGAAATCTCCTACACGGACAAGATCACTTGGGGAACCCTCTATTGTCGTATCATCGAGATCAACTTGATCTGATAAATTCGTATCGCCACCTGTATCTGTACTAACACCACCCGCTTCTTTAACCGCTGTTTCAATATCAGTGGTAACACCAGACTCAACGTCGCTAACAACTTTATCGATTTGTTCTTGAGTTAATTCCACTCCTGCTGCTACTGCAATAGCGATTACTTGGTCAAGCGTGCTTTGCCCCCCACCAACTTCAGTACCACCACCAACTTCAGTATCACCACCAACTTCAGTACCACCACCAACTTCAGTACCGTCATCAACTTCAGTACCGTCATCAACTTCAGTACCATCTGTACCTATAACTTCTTCTAGCGTCTTGCCTCCTGCTATCTCTCCCATTAACGCATCAATATCTGCAGGAGAAAGATCTGGAAACGCTGCTTCTAGAGCAGCTTGATTACTAGCGTTAGTGTTGGTCGTTTGTTGAGCTGTTATAACGTCAGTTAACGTGTTATCGGCATCTACCCGCCCTAGTACCGCTTGTACTTCTTCTGGAGAGAGGTCTGGGAAGGCTTCTTCTACTCTATCTATGTCTTTTTGATTCTGTATAACTTGGTCTACTGTGCTACCAGCACCAACCTGCCCTACCAATGCAGCTACTTCTTCAGGAGACATATTTGGGAACGCTGTTGCTATTGTAGTCGTGTTACGTTGAGTCGTTATTCCCTTGTTAATGTCACTTATAGCACCGTTTGCCGTGCCGTCTGCAACGGCTTGATCGATAAAATTCCCTATCTCTGTTTCAGAAAAAGAACCCGCATTGTTTTTTATATGGTCACGTATCGTATCTTCGTATCCTTGTCTTGCCGTCGCTGCCGCCGCAGTAGCTACACTTGATGCAAACTCAGTTTGTTTGCCTTCTAATATAGTTGCAGCAGACTCACCTTCTCCTACGTTACCAATCAGCCCTCTATCTGTGTCGGTTAGTGAATATCCAGCGGCAAGAGCTGCTGCTTCTAATTCCGCTTCAGTTATTGCAAGGTCATTAAACTCTTGTTCTTTTGTAGTAAGAAAATTGTTCGCGCCATCTCGATTACCGATAAACGCATAATCTCCAGTCCCTTCTACAGGGTCTCCTTGTAATTCATAGCCCTGTGCGGCTGCAATAGCTTGTAGTTCTTCTAATGTGACTGACTGGTTATTAAAAGTATTTTCTTGTTGGGTTATTGCTTCTGCTTCTGTTGTACCCTCGGATACGTTCCTAACAAGTTTTTCTGCTTCACCTTCTTCAAGTGTGTAGCCTACTGCGGCAGCAGCAGCTTCTATCTCTTCTACATTTAACGCTCTTGAGTCAAAATCAATTCCCGCAGCAGCAAGTTCAGTTTCTTGATTCTTTACTCCGGTATACTTATTAACATCATCAGTGCTTAGGGTATACCCTTGTTCCGCTGCTATGCTCTGTAGTTCTGCTTCTGTAACAGTATCTTCATTTATCTTTGTTTCTTGATTTGTTTCGAAGTTTTCATCGCCTTCTCCAGAATAGTTTTTAGCTACCTTTGCAGCTTCTTCAGGAGAAATCCCCTGTGCGATTAACTCCGCTGTGGCTTCAGCTTCAGTCACTACCCTCGGGTCAGCATACTGACTTATTTTAGTTTCTTGATTCGATTGAAAGTTCTCATCACCTTGTCCTTTATAAGCGTCAATTTCGTCTTGAGTAGGGTCAGATATACCTTGTCTTATTAGTTCGGCTTGGGCTTCAGCTTCAGTCACCACTCTTGGGTTGGCGTAAGCCTCAATCTCTGCATTCGTTTTACCTACAAGATTTTCAAGCTCAGTGTTTGATGCGGAGGTATATCCCGCTGCTGTAAGCACATTGTTTACCGCTGTTTTGTCTTTCTCTAGCTGAAGTGCTTCTGCCTCTGTAACCTCTGCTAATCTTGCGGCCTCCGCTTCTTCTCCAGCAGTCTCTATGTTGTCATATTGTGTTTGTTGGAAAGTTTCATCGCCTTCACCCACATACGCAGCAATTTGTTCTGGGGTGGGGTCAGTGATACCTTCCGATATTAACTGTGTCCTAGCCTCTTCTTCAGTTACTACCCTTGGGTCAGCATAGTTTTCTATCCGGCCAAATTGAGAATCTTGGAAAGTTTCATTACCTGAACCAACGTATTGAGCTAGCTGTTCGTCGGTAGGGTTAGTTATACCTAATCGTTGTAGTTCGGCTCGGGCTTCGGCTTCAGTTACTACTCTTGGGTTAGCGTAAGCTTCAATCTCCGCATCCGTTTTACCTACAAGAGAGTCAATCTCAGTTTGTGAGGGGGTGTAACCCAAGTTTGTTAATGCAGTTTTTATATTTTCTTTGTTTTCAGCAAGTTCAGCAGCGGCTACTGTCTCTGCACCAAACGTTTTTATACTGTCATATTGTGTTTGTTGGAAAGTTTCATCACCCTCACCTACATAGGATCTAATCTGTAAATCGGTAGGTTCAGGTACCCCTTGCGCTATTAATTCTGCTTCGGCTTCAGCGTAAGTTACTGCTCGGGCGTCAAAATCAGGTTGTTTACTTGCCAAGAACGTAGCTTCATCTTGTTCCAAAGTCATAGTGGCAATGATCTCTTCCGCTTGACTTGTAGTTAACGTCACTCCTTCTGAAGTGGCAGCGTCTTTAATTTCTTGGGTTGTCACTGCAAGGGGGTCAAACGCCGTGGTAGCTTTACTTGTTTCAGTTGTTTCAAAGTCAGCACCACCTTGGCCTACACGGCTATAATCACTATCTTTAAGTGTGTAGTTTTCTGTAGCGGCAGCAGCTTCTAATTCTTCTCGCGTAAGTTGTCGGGGGTCGACATATCCCGGTATTTCGTTTTTCTTCGCTGAATACTCAAATACTTCTGAGTTACTAGGCTCATACCCCAAAGCTATAAACCTAGCGCGAGTGTCATCAAGACTCGTTTGCCTATTCGTTACAGACTCTCCCACCGCAGCTGCGTAGGCTGTAAGTTCTTCTCGGCTTAGTCCGGCTACCCCATCAGTATCAAGTTCTGCAATGCTCGGTATGGTTAGCTGCTCGTTATCTGGATTATTTTCTTCCCAAGCCTCCATTGCTTGGTCACGTTCTACAAGTTCTTGCCCTGTTAAAACACCATCATTGTTAACGTCAAACTCAGCATCAGAAGGAGCACCGTATACGTTTTTCGTAAGATCTGTAACTAGATCTTCCATGTGTGCTAGTTCATCAGTTTGACCAGCAAATTCTTCTATCTGTCCCGGTAAGAGATCTACATCTAATTGTGTAGCAGTATCAAATACTTCTTGTTCAGTTAAGTACCCTGCATCATCTACACTGTTTGCTAAGTCGTTCTGTACTGTATCGTTATCTACACCTAAATCTGTTAACTCAGTCTGTAGTTGAGCGGCGGCATCTTTAGGATCTGCCCCACTTTGTACAGCAGCCTTGGCAGCAGCTACAGCAGCAGCTACTTGAGCATTACTCTCCTTAACCCAATAAGACACTGTGCTTGCACCGCCAATACCAGTACCTACACCAAGCCCAGCTATACTACCTATGATCCCTTCTGTTGCTGCTGTTTTTCCGTAGTCTCTATCTAAATCTCCAGCCGCTTCCATCTGTAGATCTATAGATAGCCCAATTAACGCTCCTTCACTACCCTCTTGGGCAGCTTCTGCTCCACCTGCCACACCAGTACCTATTATTCTAGTGCCCATCTCTCCAAGGTATTTGTTTATGGCTTTTTTAACTGCTTCCGGTGCTGATTTAAATATGAGTCTACCTAAACGATCAACACCGTCTTCTACACTAATAGCTTTTTCAAATAAATTACCCCCAATAGCCATTTGTGCCGCTACTATAACTGTATTTAATAACCCAGTATTATTTGCTATATCTCCAGCTTTAGCCTCAGCTTCTTCTTGTGTGTAGGCTTTACCTGTGTCGGGATTTACCACACCGTCTTTTAACAGGTTCTCCATCGCATCGCCATAAGCCTGTCCCGCACCTCCTGCCATAGCTTCAGTTAGATCTAACACAACACCGGTAGCAAAACCTGCGTTTTCTGCTATTTTTTCAACTACTTCTTTAGCTACAGGTGCGGCTTTTAATGCTCCTCTAGTTAATTGAGATGTTCCCCGAGTAGCTATAAGAATAGGGATTTCTTGTATAAGTTCATTTACAACTACATCTACTAAAAACTCTGTAGGATGATCTTGAATCGAACCAAAAATAGCTTCCGCAGTATCCCAAAAACCTTCAGCAGCACCGATCCTAGAATCTATATCTTTTAAGGCAGTTTGAAATTCTTCTGTGTATGTTTCGTTACCTAATGCGGCCCACTGTTCGCCTATTTGGTATATTTTAGAGTTTTTAGGGTTTTGACCTACCATAGCTACTATACTGGCGGCTGTTTGCATAAGTTCGCCAGCAGCTTTTAAAGTGACCGCTTGATAAGTTTGTACAGCGTCTTGTTCAAATAACGCCTCGGCACCTTGTAGCATAGTGTTCAAGCCTTTCTTGGCGGCTTGTGCTTTTACATCTGTCTCAGGAGCATCTTTAAAGAGTTCATCTACGTCAGCTTGCAATTCATTTAAGAATCGCCCAATGGGGGTTTCCGGTTCGGCTATAGATTCTTGGTAGTCGTCTCGAACTGCTACATAACGATCTACGAGAGCTTGGTCTGTATCCGTTATTGTAAGTGCATCATTGGCTTCCAGACCTAGGGATCGTTGAGTAGTTGTTGCTAGTTGTATACCTACATCATAGAACTCATCGTTAGTTAGCAGCGCGTCCCTCGATATGGTGTCTTTGCCAGCAAAAATTCTATCTAGGTAACTGTCTATGTCTTGCCCGATAAGGGCGTAAGAAGGATCATCTTTGTCCAGTGTGGGCCGAGTTACCGTGCTTTCTCCAGACTCTACTTGGGTGAGCATCCCCTGTTGGATAGAGTTAAGCAGGCCTAGTGCAGCGTCTTGCAAACTTTGCGTTAATATCTGCTGCGCGCCCGTCTGGAAACTTTCGGCTGACTCGCGTGCAAATTTACCCACCCACGCTGCACTGGGGCTGGCGTCGAACCCATAATCTGCTAAGAATGCTGTGCGACTCGGATTAGGATCTGTATCGCCTCCTCTATTTAACTCCCAAAACTCTAACTCCTGCGGGGATATTTGGCCGTCCCCATCTAGATCAGCCGAAGCGGCTGTTGCGGCAGTAGCACTCGTACCGTCAGCAAAGCGCATTATTCCGTTCTCTTTCTCCCAAGCCTCTGTATATTCAACCATTTCGGCTTCGTCTAAAGACCCATCTCTATTAGCGTCATACTCTTGAGCGAGAGGACTAAGCTCCACCAATAGGTTTGGCATTACGAAGTAGTCGTAAAACGACCCGCCGTACGCATCAACATACGCGTTAGCTCGCTGCTGTGCATCTTTAACTGCTTGCATGTGCTCCAGCAACGCAAGTCCTCGTGCGTCCATAAGAGTTAGGGGAGTTTCATTGCCTGAGCCTGCAGCAAGGTATATGGCTGCTAGAGGCTCTAAATCTACTTTAAATTCAGGTCTTGGAGTACTTCCATACCCACTAAGATCATCTAGTCCCGCTGGTATACCGAGCGAGTCATAGAAAGTTTCCATTACCGTATTTAGTACCGCGCCACTTACAGCATTACTTGCGGTACTTAGTATTGCTTCTATAACATCAATATCGCCGGTTTCCGCCGCTGCTATAAGTGCGGCTTCCGTTTCTTCTTCTTCTGTATCAGGGACAGGAAAACCCCAGTTCCCATAAAAACTATCGGATGCTGAACCATCTTCATAAGGGCTTCTAGATGTGCCTGATGTTTCTGTTTCTATAGCGTCAAGATCTTCCTGAGTGATTCTGGGGATAGTGTCAATATCAAATCCTCCAGCAGATATGTACGCGTCGTACTCACTAGGGCTAAGGTAGCCGTCACCGTCAGCGTCGTAATCAGGCCATAAGATTATATTACCGGCGTCAAAAACATTTCCAAGAGATATAGACATATCAGTTTGCTATTAGCACCCCCTGAAATGAAGCGCCGATCTGGTTGTTTGTGTTGCTGGTTACAGCACGGCACTCGATATCTGTTTTCTCGGGTAACGCTAAGGGAAACTCAAAATCAATCACTAGCTCGTTACTCTGCAACACGTTAATAAACTTTGTTCTGAATACGTTTGACCCAAATTCCCTAGTGTCGAGTTTAACTGTAGCGTAGTTGTTGGCCTGTGATATGGCGGCGGTAAAGATCAAGTCGTCAACATATAGCGTATGGGCAGCAGGGACAGTGTATACCGCCATCTGCGTTTGGTTACCATCTGTGATGCTCGCATAGATAGTGCCCGTTGGAACACCAGAACTAACCCCACTAGCAGCGATATAGACGGTACCAGCAGCAGTGCCGCCTGATCCAGCAGTTGCAACAAAAGCACGATTTATGCGTAACCAACCTGAAGCATCGCCAATCTGTACCTGAGTCTGCCCATTCATGTTGACAGTAACGGTTTGCACAGCGTAGTTCTCGTCTAACCCTTCTATGGTTACCGTCTTTGCCCCAGTACTACCGCTTGCATCTGCCGTGCTAGAGCTACTAATAAACGCAGTAAAGGCTGCTGCAGGCCATGTTACGTTGCCCCCTTGCGACCATACCGTCTCTTCAGTGCCGTTAATATCGGGGTTGTACCCAAACTTATACAGCGCCGTAGCACCAGCGATCTGGCCTTTTGAGACTTGTAGTTCGTATGGTTCTTGGACTGCCATAGCGTTTCTCAGCGCGTTGTCTAGTTGGTTAAAGTATATCCGTAGTACGTTGTTGAACTGCTCAAACGACTCTTGGTTGTACACTTGAGGCGCATACGGCAGAGCTGGGGCACGGAACGGAACATTGTATACTGTGTTATCGCCAGCCACTACCGTCTCCCATCAGGCCGCATATCCAACCTCGGAGACCCCAACTGCCACGTAACACCTGCTTCCGTAGATTCTATCTTCATGGTCATCTGTCGCCCACGTACCCGAGTATTAAGTTGCTCTGTAAACTTCTCTATCGGTAGCACAGCGGATCGGGTAATTGTACCGTTGTTTGAGCCACCCACTGACGCAGGTGAATTGTACCCAGAGCCAGAGTTCTGCATGGGCAATAACGTCATAACGGCGCTCGGGCTTTCTATTGTAGATCCGTCAAACGTGATATCAGGAAGTACGCGCCAAATGAAGTTGAATTGATGTCCGTCATCTAGATCGAACTCAGCGGTAGAAGCATACGCGTGTATAGGCGTGCTTGCTCCTAATTCGTTATCATCAACGCCTTCTTCCTGATTCACGAGATTGTTGCTATAAGTTGCAGCTAGTGGGTAGTCTCGCAAACCCGAATCCAACCATGCAGTGCGATCCATCGTGCCATAGTACCAAATGTTATCCAGATAGTTATACACAACATACCGATCAGCAGTATCGGACTCAGCCGAGCAGTAAAACCACCAAACTTCATGGTATGCCTCTACAGTGCCCGAAAACACTTGGCGATACTGGGCGGTGTTAAAATCGTTAAATACAAACTTTCGGAGGTTACAGGGCAGTGGTTGCGTGCGCCCGTCGTACATATAGAACTTGTCAATACCCATCCAGAAGGCAACACCATTGGCGTATGCTACGGCGTTTTGAGATGCTATAGAGATGTTTTCACCGACTAGTTGTGCCCCCCATACCACTGGAGCACCGACGTACTGGAGGGCATACAGGGCTGAATCAGACCATACTAGGACTTCCTGACGGGCTTGTTTGGCCGCTATAATCTCTGCCCCACGCGATAACTGTAGGCTACCTGCTTGGTTTGTTGCCGCAGGAGTCCACTGAGTAGCGTTTTCTTGGTCTGACCAGCGGATCAACATCGGGTTTTTAGTAGCACTGGCTAGGTCATTACAACCAAAACAGAACACAAAACGGCTAATATCCGACACTAAAATAAGGTCTTGTACGCTCGGTACGTTTGCTCCTACAGGGGCTATTGAGGCCAATGTGACGCCCCTAGAAGTAAGCCCTGCCGTAGCATCCCAAAAGTATATGTCCCCACCACGAGGCGCAAAAATAAGATCTTCCCCAAAGTTAGCTTGTGACCATAATCGGATTTGGACATCAGATGGAACGCCAACACCCCATGCACCCGCACTCCAAGGCCCAGCACCCCAACCTGTTAAAGGCGTTACTGAAGCAGCCCCAGTGTTAATTTGATAAGCTGCGGTCACTGTACCACCGCCAGTAGCACTAGAAGAAGCGTTACTAGAAGCTGTTATAAAGTACGTATTTGTTGCAGTGGTGTCGATTGTAAGCTGGTATTCCCCGTTTAAAGTAAGTCCCCCAACGGCAGATGCACCTGAAAAAGTGACGAAATCGCCTGATATGTAGCCCCCATTAGCGTCTACAACGCTGACCGTAGGAGATCCACTAGTGGTAGTAAACGGGTTAGTCAGGGTAACTGTCGCCCGTAACGGGGTAATATCGCTGTAGGCACCGCCATTCTCGATGTAGAACTTAAGGTTAGTCCCGACGCCAATTAGGTTTTGACTGCCAAGCGTTACCCAGTTCCACAAGGATCGACAGACACCCAAAAACGTAGCCGCAGATATACGCTGCCACCCACCAATCTTCTCCGGTGTGCCCTGCCTGAACCGTATTTTGTCGGATTCGTACCATCCACCTTCACTGGTGTAACGAGTATTTTCCCGATTAACCCCCGGTTTTAACGCTAGTTTCTGTAGTGGCATAAGGAACCCATCACATTGTCTCGCCAAATACCGGCGGTAGGGTTGTTACTTGGATAGAAGTGTTTTGCTTTAAGTTTAAAGAAGCACCGCAATCAGAACAAGTATCTGCTTCTAATTCGTTCTCGTCTATATCATATCCACATTCGGCACAGAGTATTTCTATCTCATGGGCAGGTTCTACGTTACCGTCAGCTAATGCTTTTGGTGCATGTACAGTTTTCATCGTTGTTGGTACTCCCCAGAACTAATCATTTGGCAGACTTCCAACGAGCGGTCGCCAACCTGTTCAGCCCAACGGCTACGGTAAAACTCTTGTCCAGCCTCTTCGTAGTTACCTGTAGCCATGTGGCCTAAAGCCTTAACAAACGTCCGTAATCGGGTCTGCCCAAGGTTAAACGACAAGTCGATTATGGCATCTTGGCGCACGCTGTCCAAACTTGAGAACCACTCATACTCTTGGGTTAGCTCTTTTCGGCAGCGTCTAATATCATTAACTAGCAAATATTCTATTTCGTCATCAGAAAGTCCAAGACCAGATTCACTGATATTCCTACCAACGCCAATGGTTTCGTACCCAGCAGAGCACATATAGACCTTATCTCTAACGCCTTCGTGCCGCTTTAGCATATTAACTAATCGCATCATTCGTCGTGCTTATGTGAAGCCCCGTAATAAAAGCTGATGATAGATGAGACGATGCCACCCAAATAACCAAGCACAAGATTAACAATGCCGTTGTCTGTATTAGCAGGGTCTTGTAGCGTGACCAACGCGATGTAACCTCCGAAGAATAAAACGCAAGCAACCGCAATAAATTTTGGCGTCCAGTCACCTTTAAAAGCCATTCGAGCATTCTGGATATCGTCTGTTTCAAGTTTGAAAACATCTACATCTAGCTCCTTCATCCGCGCTTTAAAATCAAATTCCGCTTTCTTGATCTCTGCAAGCTGTTCAGGGGTTGCCGCTTGGATTGCAGTGGTAATTGATTTCTCGTCCGACTTACAACCCAGAACACTGGCGATTGTTTGTGCAGCAGCACCACCTAAAGGCCCACCGAGCGCCTTCCCAATAGTGGGTGCTAACGTACCGATTAATCCTTTAATTGCGTCAAATTTCATTGTGCTATTACCAAGCCAACGATGGCTATTAAAGAAGCAATCATGACGGGGTAGATACCCCAGATCATACGCTCTAACTTATCAAAGCGTTGTGACCCGGAGTCTAGCCGTTCTTTAATTGACTCGTACCGCAAGGCGCACTCAGCCTCATGAATCTCAATCTTCTTTAACGCTTTGCTGGCATGAGTCTCGGCCATTAGTTCACCACTTCTGCTTCAGGCTCTTCAACCACTTGGATTGATTCACGCAGAGCGTTTTCACGAAAGCCTAATGCAACCTGTAGATTAATACTTTGCTGCTGTGCTGCCGCAATTTGATTCTGCAAATCAGCAAGCTGTTTACGCAGGTTAACCACTTCGACGTAGTGCACTTTGGTGTCGTTACCAAGTTCATTTACATCATACTCCTGATCGTCAATGGTCAGAATTACGGGTTGCTGCTCTTGTTGCTCTGTCATACCTACTCCTAGTTTATTTATTTCGATTATTCCACAGCTCAAACAGTGTTCGGATCTTCTCCTTAATCTGCTCGATATCAGCGTGCATCTTGGCGAGCACGATAACCAAGGTTACAAATCCCAAGGCGATGGGCCATATTGCCCCAATAGCGTCTAATGCGTCCATAGCTACTTCACAACCGCATATATTATTGTGAAGCAGGCGTATAGCCCGACAGCAACCAAGATACATCCAGCTGCAAGACCTGCGTAGTGCATCCGCTGGTTTATCTTTTGTGCATGTGCATTCTTAGCCTCTAATCGCGCCTTGCGGGCCTTAGCTTGAAACACAATAAAGTCGTCCCACAATCCAGCCCTACCATGATATAGCATAAAATCTTGCAGCTCTTGCTCTGCCTTAGCTATTTGCTCAAGAGCCATAAACTCTTCAATGTCACTGC